GTCGCTTTATTCGCAAAATCGGTAGTTATAGGCAACCGCTTTAAAACCCACTGTGGCTCGATTACAGCCCCTAAATCGAACTGATAAACCCCTTGTGGGCTGGAGTTGATATAAAGCGTTCTAGCGCCCGTTCTAGCCCTTATTTCGGCCAGATAATTCCACTTCTTCTTTTCAATCAAGAGGGTAGGGTAATGGGTGCGTCGGCACTTCATCTCGATATAAGCATCGTTGGTAATGCCGTCGTGCCGGTCGGTCGGTGAGACTGGCGTTAAGTCTGGATAAACCGACTTTAGCGCCTCAAAGAGTTCCACCTCGCGAAGGTAAATTAGTCGTCCTCTTCCCAATCATCGAGCGGATTCTTTATTGGGTCGCTCGGATCAACAATCCAATCGGGATAAGAGCTTCTATCCATCGCAAAGGCTAAAGCTGTGCCTTCGTCCATTCCGGCTTTGCGGCAAGCGTCATAGACTTCTTTGGCAGCAATAGCCCAGAAATCCAGTTTGGTAAGGATTGGCTCTTTCGTCGTTTTGCGACGTTTTGCCACCTTCTTCACTGGCTTCTTAACGCGTTTTCTTGTTGCCACTTCTAGCCACCTTTGCTGAGAGGGCTAATTCTAACTGAGACTCCATCTTGTCGAGGCGCGACACAATGGGAATGTTTTCAAGTTTGATGATGTATCTCAGTCCGGCAATAAGGAGGCCGATTGATCCGAGAACGCTGGCGATAGTCGCGGCGAGGTCGGAGGCTGCCATTACTTCACTTTGCCGTAGCGCTCGTAATTGGGGTTAAGCCAGTTAATCACGGAAGGCAACACACTCACAAGTGCCGCATTGAGTATGTAGTCGGGTTGAAGTCCTACTGAGAGGTATGTCGAGAGAGCCGTCGCGACGAATGTTTTCGCCCACGTTCCCGCCATCAGTTTCAATTCTGCCATTTTGTTTATCTCCTTCGAGGTCGAACCAGCTGCCGTTTTTGTCTCCCAAAGTTGTAAAGCTAATATGGAAATGCGACCGGTGAGGGTTCGTACCTCTGTATTTTCTACGCTTCCAATTCATAATCGGACTCATAATCTTGCCGTCATAAATAATATATTTTATCCGCTTGTCGCCTCGCTTGGCGCATTTGCGAATCTTCTCCACAAGGGCATAAGCCTCTTCTTTGTGGGCATTGAGATCCGCGTCAATATCAAGAGCTCGGACTATTCCATCTTGCGGTATATGGTCTGAAGTGCCTTTCGCCATATGGCGAGCATCAGCAATCCAGCCGTCAGACTTGCGATCGCGATCAGGATAGTCATCATCAATCTGCTCTCTTAGTTGCTGCCCGGCTTTACACAACTTAGCCATTATTTATTGATTCCCACTTACAGGTGTCAAGGTTTAAAACCCATTCACCATTTTCAGGTTTTGGTGGAATAAAAGCGTCTAATTCTTCGTCATAATAAAAACCAATGCCAGCATAATTTTTCCGTATGTTTTCATTATATGATGTGCGTTTGCAAACCTGATTTCGAAAATTGCCATACCAAGTTTCAGGATTGATGCCTTCAATTGTTTCTGTTTCATCTATACCAACAATGACTTCTGTAACAATATTTTCAGAATCTAAAAATGCGTAATGTGCCATCAGACCCAACTCACATTTCCTGTGCCTGCTGTAATTGTTGTCACTTTGAAACCACCTGATGGGCCTGTCGTTGATCCCGTTAAACCTGCGCCAATTGTGATTGTGCGCGTATCAGGATATTTGAAAATTACGACGCCACTTCCGCCATTGCCGCCCGTTCCAGCGTCACCGCCAGCACCACCGCCACAACCGAAATTAGTTTCACCTGCTGTGCCATTTCCTCTTGCACCATTGCCACCAGCACCGCCGCCTGTTGATGATCCACCTAATGCGCCGCCATTTGCGCCTGTGCCACCACCACCACCACCTGCGCCATATTGCTTCGATGTTCCGCTAATCGAATTGGATTCGCCGTTGCCACCATTACCGCCGACAGTCGTTGTGCCTTGTGATCCTGCCGCGTTTGCGCCACCACCGCCACCACCTTGCAATGATCCGCCAGCACTTGCGCCGTTATTGCCTTCGCTCGGTGAATAAGAGCCAGCATTGCCAGTACCACCTGAACCGCCGCGCGCGCGACCACCACCACCTGATCCGCCGTTATTACCATTTAAGGTTGCGCCGCCGCCGCTTGATCCACCACCACCGCCGCCTGTGCTTGAAATTGTATCAAAAGTTGAATTTGATCCATTGCCACCTTTGGCATTATTGCCACCTGTGCCACCACCGCCAATTGTGACTGTGTAATTTGTAGCCAAATTTCTGGTTTGCGACGTGAATGATCTATAACCCCCACCACCACCGCCACCACCTTCATTAAAACCACCGCCGGCTCCACCAGCAACCACTAAAAAATCAAGACTAAAGGTGCGCGGATAATTCTGTGAAGCCATAATCCCGATGAGACTCATTAAGCGAGATCTCCAACCACTAGAAATGTATTAGAAGCTGTGCAGATAATTGATGCTGCACTATATCGTGCGCGTAATTTTGGGGCCGTCGCAGTAGCTCCTGTTGAGTTAATGGTGACACCAGAACCTTGAGCCAGAGTGACTTGTCCAGCACCAATCTGTGCGATATTGATAACGTCTCCAGCGCTGAATACGCTTGGTGGTAAAGTCAAGGTAATTGCGCTTGCATTATTCAAGGTAACTAATTGATTTAAATTGGCGGCGACTAATGTATAAGTCGTTCCAGTTTCAGCATCAAACTCTAGTTTCAATCTTAAATTGGCAGTACCGCTTGTTACGCCGCCAGCCAATCCGGAATCGGTTCCTGTCGTAACACCAGTTATATCTCCAGTATCGTTATTAATCCAAGTATAATCTAAATCCGTATTAGAAGCCTTTGAAAGAATTTGTCCGGTTGTGCCGCCTTTGAGATCAACGAAAGAAGTATCTATCGAGTTGCCCAAAGTGCGCATCGCCAGAGCGCCATCTTTGACAAGATCTGTATCGTCAGGGGTTTCCCACCCGAAGTTTGTTGTTGTTGCCATTAGCTGATTACTCCTATCGCGTCTTGCCATTCTAGCGTATTAAGTATGCTGTTCCACGTTTCTGCCGCGTTCACTTGATCCCAAGTCTGAGCTGCTGCGCTGAATTCGGTCGGTGATGCGGTGAAAGTCAATGAAAGCCCGTTGAGGGTGCTAGTCCAAGTCCAGCCCTCGATATAACCGGTGAACTCGCCGCCATAGATATTGATGGGCAGATTGGTTATTTTGACCGGCTGGCCCATAAATACATTTATCAAGGCATCTCGGTCGGCGTCAGCCATTTCGGGATTTTGGAGCGGAAAGGTTATTGAATCGAATAATGGGCGAGGATAGGCGCGTAGGGCAATCTGGCGATCTACGATAGTTTGCGCGTCTGTGGCATCGTGAACCAGCGAATTCTCTTGGACTGAGTAAAGGCCATAAAGGTCAATTGAATCTTGGTCTAACGCCGTTTTTGAGCTGTTGAAATTATTGCCGTAGTTGATTTGATAATCGTTGATGATTTTGCCCGAGCGGATAGATTGCTTGATGCCAGCGGCGAAAGCCTCGCGAGCGTCTAATTCTGTATATCCGTTGGCAAGTAGATAACTCTGCCGATGAGCTGCGTCTGCGTAACCAATTTCTCCATTGGCGTTTTCATAAACATAACCAAGAGCCGAATTGGCGATTTGGGTGACGATTGAGTAATAATCAATTGGGCTGGCTGAACGTTGCTCCATTTCATACTGGCCGGGACGATCTATATCGCCAAGTCCTACGTCACCAGCATTGGCCCACGTCGTTGTCGGATCATAACTGCTCCATTGTTGCGCTGGGCTAACTTCATTCCAAGAAGCAAGCAGCAAGGAACTAAGAATTGTGTAAATTTGGTCGCCATCATCATCTTGGGCCAATGAGTCAATCCAGATGGCTTTGGAAAGTTTAGATAATGCGCCTAAAGCAAAGATTTGAATCTGAGTTACATAAGTTACTGCACCAGCGGTTCTCACACTTGTTGTCACGTCGCTGATTCGTCCACCGAATAGGCTAACCCAGTTGCCGCTCGTATCTTTGACTTCAAGGGTTACGCCAGTATTAACGCTCCAATCATAAAACGCGTTGGTTGCGTTAATGAGTTGCAAATTGCAATAACCGGCTTGGGCTTGGGTATTAACGTCGGTGCGTCCAGAAGTAGCGGTGAAGCCGACAAGGGTTAAATCTGTGGCATCTGTGCCGTTAATTAAAACGCGATACTCGGGCGTCCAAGCTGTCATAACTCTTGTCTAATTCCAAACAACTGGCTTCCGCCACCAGTTCCGCGAGAGTTTGAATTGTTAAGGGCTGATACAACTGCTCGAGTAAAGCCTTCTTCATCAATTGCGCTAGGGGCATTGACGTTAATGGTTACAGGCGCAATTCCTTGAGCATCTGCCAATCTTGAGAATCCGCCAGAAGATACCGGAACTGTGATGGCGCTAGATGATCCAACTGGGACGCTTGGGGTTGTTGTGACCTTTGGCGCCGATGTTGTCGGGGTCGTAACTCTTGTTGTAGGCGTTGAAGGTGTTACGTTAGCCGAACCGCTCGATGGTGGAATGATTGAAGCGCCCCCAAATGGGAGGCTTGCCGTTGGAACGCTTCCAGTCCTAGAAGTAGTTGTTGTGGAGATATTGGGAATGGTTGAGACGTTAGGCAGAATGGGAATTGAGTTGTAAGCGCGGATAATCTTATTAACCGCGTCAATAACGTCATTAGCCAATTCTTTAACTTTGCTGGTGACTGTGCCAATGATGTTAATAATTCCAGCGATTGTGGCTCCGACTGATTTGATTGCGCCGACTAAAGCCGTTTCAAAAATGGGGACTAGATACGTTTTAATGAAAGACCATAAGTCGCGCAGAGCTGCTTCGTTATTCTTAAATGCCTGAACGATTGGATCAATGGCTGCTCGCTTAGCCTCTTGGAACTTAGGAATGAGAACGTTCACAACGTAATCGAGAAGTCTCTGAATGACCGGCAATAGTTGAGCGCCAATTGCTTCTTTGGCTTCATCGAAGCCAACTCGCAACCTAGCAATCTGACCTTCAAAAGTATTGGCTTGAGTAGCAGCGGCGCCGCCAAAGGTTTCACCTAATTGCGTTACTGCACCTTGCAATCCCATCGTTTTGATTTCGGCAGCTGATAAACCAATTCCTAAACGAGCCAGAGAAGCGGTGTTACCTTCATAGGCTTTACCTAATGCGTTGGAAACTGTTTCGACGTCTTTGCCGGTAGCGGCTGAAATATCAAGGGCAAGAGTTAATAGCTTTTGAGATTCGGAAACTGATCCTGTGGCCGTTGCGAGTCTCTGAAGGGCTGGGCGCAACTTATCGTCTGCTACGCCAGTAGCCAGAGCCGTCTTGCTTATCTGCTCCTCAACTGCCGCAATTTGGGCTTCT